ACCTTGGCGCCCTCGCGGCTCTTGTCGCTCATTACAGCTCCTTGTCTGCGAAGATGAATGGATCAGGGTCTTCAGCGGTGAACGGGATCATGAAGATCCGCACCGTCATGTGGCCCTCGTGCAGCTTGGGCATCACGTGGATGGCCTTGAGCCGCCCGCGCATGTCCTCGGGGAGTCCGTCTCGGATGGCCCTCGCGAGCGTCCGTGCGTCCGTGTAGGCGAGCATTCCGTCCTCCTACTTGTTCTTCGAGGGATTACTCACTCCGCCCTGCATTTCGCGGGTCGGCGCCGCGTGCGGGGATCCGCCGCCCGGAGGGGCGCCCGGCTTACCCGCGCCAGGAGGACCGCCACCCGGCTTCTCTTCGCCCGGAGGCGCGCCGCCACCACCCGGGGGCGCCATCGGCATCTTGAGCGCCTTCGACGCGAGCATATCGGCTTGGTGCTGCATCATGTGCATGTACCAAGCCTGCTGGATCGGCATCGGCAGCGCCTTGAACTCTTCAGTCAGCGCGAGTCGACGATGCGTCAGAAAGTGAACCGCGTGGTCATCAACGATCGGGACGACCCGAACGGGCATCTGTACCGACAGTTGCTGCGCGGCCATCTCCTGCATCTCGGGGTCCTGAACGGCCGCGATCTGCTCGGCTGACTGGCGAGCCCACTCGAGGAACTCAGCGTTCTCCTTGTAGGCTTGCTTGGTATCTTCCTCGACGCCCGGGCGCATGTTCACCATGCCCAGGTCCTCGAGCATTTTGATCTTCTGCGCCTCGTCCATGAAGTCGAGCGCGCCGATTTGTCCCAATTGCATGTACATCTGGAGCTTCTCGGCCTGCGTGTGCGGCCGCGAGCTCCCGGCCTCCACTTCGACCTCGACGCCGTCGTCCCAGTCCGCCCCCATGAACTCCTGGAAGGTGAACCCGCCGATTGCGTCCTTGATCGCCATCACGCGCGGCGAGTGCGCGTTCTGTCGCCAGACCTCCATCGCCTTCTTGGCGATGTCCTGGTAGCCAATCTCGATGCCGCTGAACACGGTCGCCCAGCGGCCGAAGCCGCGCTCCTGGAGGGCTTGCACGGTGCCCACCGGCGTTCGGGTGCCCATCGACTTGCCCTTCACCGCGGCGAACGCGCCGGACAACTCCTCGAAGGACTGCCGGATGTCCTGGATGTACTTGACTAGAGTCTGCGGCGCCTCGGCCCCGGGCGTGCGCTTGGGCTCGAGCTGGCCGACCGGCGTGTACTCGATCTGCACGCCGATGTCGCCCGTGATGCGCGACGGGTTGCTGTTGGCCGGGATCATCCAAACCGGGTTGGCCATGCGACTGACGATCATCGTCATCAACGACTCGGCCTTGTTCAGCTGGTACTGCTTCGGCTGGAGGTCGTCCGCCGGAGTGTAGCCCCACGCGCGCCCGCCGATGGTGCCGAAGCGATAGTGCGTGATCGGGTAGAACTTGCGCCCTGCCCCAGCGCGCGTGCGCCACGGGTACGGCGTCTGGCGCTCCAGCAGCACCCCTCGCGAGGTCATCGCGATGTAGGCGCCCTTGGGGAACTTCTCGTGCATCTTGATGAACGCGCGCCAGACGATCGTCCGCTTGGCGGTCGGGTCGGCGCTGGCCGCGGCATAGGTCGTGATCCCGGGTGCGATCGCCGGGATGGCGTCCTGATGGATCAGCGAGATGTTATTCTCGCCGCCCGACACAAAGCCGCCCTCGACGTCGACGTCCCACCGCATCTTGATCTGCTCTTGTGTGTAGGACTGGCCGATGAGGATGAACGGCTGGTCCTCGATCTCTTCGATCGAGGGGTCCAGGAACACCTGGAACGGGCTCAGCGAGTCGAACCGGATCTCGCCCTTAGGGATCCAGTCGTACTGCGTCGACGACTCCACCAGCATGCCGCCGCACTTGGGGCACTGGGGATCGTTCGGGTCCAGCTGCTCAGCCTTGTAGATCGTCTGGCAGTCCACGCAGATCTCGCGCGGCACCGCCTCGAGGCCGGTCTCCTCGGAGTTGTCCCACACGATCTCCTGAAAGGCGTTCCCGGTCAGCAGCAGCCAGTCGAGCATCTTGGCGCGCGCCCGGTCGAACTGCCCTTCCTTGAGGACGATCTTCAGCTGCGCGTCGGTAGAAGCAGCAGCAGCAACAGCGCGAGCGTCGTCCCGAGTAGGAATCCCCACATAACGGGGCTCATGCTGTGCGATTGCAGACTTAACTGTGTCCAGTGTGGAACGGAAGTAGTTGGTAACTGGAGTTGGTACACTGGGCGAAAGTCTCCGGTTCTTCCAACGCTTGCTATTTTGGTCGTACAACACCCATTGCTGGCCGAGGTGGAACAGGATGTTGCCGAACCAGTTTCGCTCCATCAGCCAGCGCCGATGAGAAAGCCGGCGTTGGATGTCCTGGACCACTTCCTGGTCAGTCTGCTTCGCCTGTTTCGCCGTCGCCATCAGGTTTGCTCTGATACTCCGCTGCCAGCTCGATCGACATCCCCGTCTCTTCTTCGCTGGGCGTGAGATATGTTTCCAACTGCTTCGGGTCCTCGGCGAACGGGTCGCGCTCGAACTCCGGCTTCATGCGCGGAGGAACGCGACCGGCGGTCAGGGCTACGAGACCCTTGAAGTCATCTTGCAGCCGGGCCAACTCCAACTCCGCGCGCTCGCGCCGATTCACCTCGGCAGACAGCTGCACGCGAAGTTGTGCGGCTTCGACTTGCAAGTTCAGGTATTCCAGTCTACCGATCCAAGGCATACCGCGCGGCCTCCTGAAGGATTTTAGGGTCGTCCCTAAACTTTCCGAGGCCCAAATTACACGCGTCACACAATAACCCGCGTACTCGCCCGGAACTATGACAGTAATCAACCACTAGACGACGTTTGTCAGGGGAAGTTTTGCAGATCGCGCAACGTCCGCCCTGCGTTTCTAGTAAAATGTCGTACTGTTCTTCCGTGAGGCCATAGACACGCTTCAAGGCTGCGCGCCATTGCCAGTACGACGCCCGCGCCCGGTTACGAAGCTTCCATTCTGCGTTTTGCGCAGCAGCGGCGCGGGGGTTCTTGTAACGTCCTAATCCTTTAGGGCTATACTCACCACGCGGACGCATCCTCGATCTCCTCCCCGGGGCCGAACGGCTGCCCCCAGTACTCGTTGAGGACCTCGTCATCGAGGCCCGGCGTCAGGATCGACTGGCGCCCTTTCATCTTCGGAAGCGTGCTGCGATGCGCTATCCAGTGTTGCCGCGAGTGCTCGTCGAGGTGCTCCGGGATCTCGAAGGCGTCCCGGATCTCGTCGAGGTCGACCGCGACGACCTTGGTCGGGAGGACGCTGAACGCGTACCCCGCGGCGTCGATCGCGTGGAAGTGCTGCTTCCCGACGATCTTGAGGTTCTTCGCTGAGCCGGTGTAGTCGAAGACAGCTTGGCCCTTGACGCGATACTCGGGGCCTTGACGAAGCAGGTTCGCGCACTCGGTGGACACGACGAGGCCGCGCCGGTGTGCGGCCGCGAAGAGCCCGACGCGCGCCCACTCGTCGCCATCAGACGGCGCCACGGGAAGGCCAGCAGCGATATACAGCTGCGCAACCGACACAATGCCTGTCTTGCGAGATAGGCTAGTGCTGGACCAGGCACTCCGATCCATGACCCTACCGCGGAGAGGATGGCGTCCACAACGCTCCGAAATCGCCTCGGCATGCGCTTCGGCCTCGCGGCCTTCCTGCCAGTACTCCTGGTAGATGTACGGCGCGTTCGGCACGACGCCCTTGTACTCGACCTTGTCCGGGTTGACGGCGACCCACACCGCGCACGTCACGCCAGTTGATCGCGCGGGGTCCACACCCATGAAGCGCGGCCAATGCGCCGGCGGCTCGAAGTGTTGGACGATCCGCAAGTCCGGGATCAACCGCGTCGTGCCAGCCGCCATCGTCGCGTAGACGTAGCGCTGCTGGATCTCCGCCGGCATCGAGAGTAGCTGCGCCCGCGCGCCTTCGTCCAAGTGCGGGTTGTCTAGCGAGGACCCACGCAGCAAACGGCGTGTGGCACCGGCCGTCGGCCGGCCGTGCGGCTTCTCGTACGTCAAGAAGCGCTTGCGAAGCCAGTTGTCGCCCTCGTCGTTGGCGATCGAGAGCACGTGGCGCTCGGTCGGCGGCACGGCGTTCAACCGGCAACGCAAGAGCAAGATCTGATACGTCGAGAAGTCGATTTCCTCGGCTTGGTCGATCGCGATCAGCGAGTACTCGAGGTTCTTGATCTTGTCAAGTTTTCCTGGCTCGAGGTTCGCGAACGTGATCTCAGACCCGTTCGTCAAGCGGCAGTGGTTCGTCCCTTCGCGGTAGTCCCACCGCTTCGGGAGCAGGAAGACCTCACGGAGGCCCTTCGCCTCGATGAGCTCGTAGAACTGCCGCTTGGTCGAGTCGATCAACTCGCGGAACGTCAGCCGCGCGACCAGGACGTTGGCGCCCGGGAAGCGCACGGCATGGCGGAACACGGCGGCGCACAGCGCGTACGTCTTGCCGGCGCCCATGCCCGTGACCGCGGCGACCTCGTACTCCCTGGCAAGGATCAAGTCCGCCTGCAGCTTCGAGTACTCCTTGCCGAGGAGGTGAGCCAGGCTCAGCTTCTCGGTGAGGTCCATGGCTAGTAGAGCGCCATGCCCCCGGTGCGGCCGCCGCGGCGCATGCGGTCCTCGACGCCCTGGGAGATCGTGGTGCTCCGCGGGCCGCCGCTGATGAGCGGGGAAGCCTTGGTGCCCGGGAGGGGCTCGAGAGGCGCGGTCTGATAGGGCTGCGCGGCCGGCGAACTCGGGAGCCCGATCAGGCGCGGGGCCTTGGGCTGGCCTTGGAGGGCGCGGATGCCCGCACTGAGGCCAGCGGCGCCAATCGAACCGGCGGCCCCAAGGCCCATCTTCCAAAGATCCCGCTTGAAGCGCTCGTCTTCCATCAGGCCGCGCTCACCCCCAGAGGAACCGGTGGGCTGCCCGATCGTTGGCCCCGGCGTGTCCATACCAGGGGTAGTGGAGTACGCGAGGGTCCCCGGGTCGCGGAGACGATCGCTCAAGGAGACAGAAGGCGCACCAACGCCCATACCACCCTGCGCGGGCGCATAAGCCTGCTGCATCTCGTCGTCCGCAGTCCAGGAAGACGGGAACTCGGACCAGTCGAATCCGGGGGCCGAAGCGCGAGGGGCTTCGAAGCCGCCGAACGCAGGACCTTCGCCGCCACCGAAAATCTGACTCCAGTCAGCGGTAACTGGCTGATAGTCAAGGGAAATCAGGCCTGCGTCGTACACTAGACGGTCCCCCTTTGCCGCTGGCGCGCGGCCATCTGCTGCTGGTTACCCCCAGCCGGTCCACCAAAGTCGCGTCCTAGGCCAAATCCGGGCCGCACAGGGCCTCCAAACGGGGCACCCGCGGCGCCCCCTTCGCTTACCCGCATGCCGCCCTGGCGCTTGCCTGCTTCCGCGGCCTCTTGGGCGTTCTCGACCTCGGGCTTCGGGGTGCCGGATGCGCCGGTGACGAGGTTCAACGGGAGGCGCTTGCCTGCAGCGGTTCCCTCAGGAATGGGGACGGCTTCTCCTCCCGACACGACTTCTCCTCCCGGCGCTGTCCCTGTTCCAAAGCCCCAGCCTTGGAAATGAGGGCTGAGATTCTGTACGCCAAGGAGGTCCGCCAAGCCCTTCTCGTAATTGCCAGGCTGTAGGCCGGTTAGGGCTTGGTTCGCCTCAGACGACCAGGCACGCGGGTTGGTAGCCGACCCGAAGAACCAAGGGGACGGGATGGCTTGGTAGCTGTCTTCCACATCGCCAAAGGGCGGCGGCGTAAGAGGGAAGGCGGCCTCGGCTTGGCCTCGCGACCACTCCGGGTTAGCCGCCATCAGTTCGTCGACCACCCTGAAGGCACGGGCGTCCGCGTAGTTCTCAGTGAGGTACGGGGCGTACTTGACATTCTTGGAGAGCGGGTTTATATCGTCTATGTTGACGCTCGGGTCCCCCTCCGGGTTGGTGCGCGTGTCCCCCGGCGGTCGGAGCCAGCTGTAATCGGCACCAAAGGCCACTGCGGCAGATCTGGGATCCGCGTATGGATTAGCCGAAATGTCCATTCCACCCCTTGCCATGATGTCAGCCGCACGAAGAAGGCCGACATCGTAGGCAGACATTTGGGGCTTAAGGCGCTCCATGATAGCAGGGCCTTCTGGGAAGCCTTGGGCGTACTCAGCAGGACCGGACCGACTGCTGGTGACGCCCCGCTTAAGGAAATCCTCCATGCCGCTGGCTTGGAAACGGCTTTGGATCGCCTGTAACTCCCCAAGAACGCGCTGGGCTTCCTCAGGCGAGGCGTTGTTCAGCTGACGGAGCAGACCAGGGGCTCGGTTCCAATCGGCAATGCTACCCTCGATCCCACCGGTCAGCTGCCCCAACTTCTTTTGGGTCTTTTCGGCCGCTTCCGCCTTGCCCAACTGATAGTCGAGTAACTGGGACATGTACATGGCGGTGATAGGAAGCGTAACGGCGAGTGTCGGAGCAGACGCGCTTAAGCTAGCGCCCGCGCCCGCTAGACCACCACCCGCAGCCGCACCGGCTCCCAAACCAAGTGCGCCCGCCGCAGCAGCCGCAGCCGGCGGGGCAGCTAATTGGGTGGCGGCATCGATGATCATTCCAGTCTTAGGATCAACTCCCAAGCCCTTGGCAATCAGCCCAGGAGCCATCCCAAGGAGGGCGCCAATGCCAGAAGCACCAAAGGACTGTAGGCCGGCCGATAGGCCGCCAGAGGCGCCGGTAGCGGCACCAGCGCCCGTTGGGGCCGCCCAAGCACTGTACGCGGCCTTCGCTGCATCGGGCCCCAATCGCGCCAACACCTTGTTTAAGTCCTCGAGGTCGAGTTTGCTCTTGGTCTTCCTCGGGGCATTCAAGCTGGAGGTGCCGGAGGATCGCTGGGGGGCGCCTCCGGGCTGGACGGCGAGTCCTCCACCGGGTTGAGGAGTGGGGCTTCCGCCGTAGGATCTAAGGGTGGGGCTTGTGGCCATTCCGCTAAGTCATCCTTGAAGTCGAAGGACTGGTCGTGCTTGCCGACCTTGCCTTCGGTCTGTTCGGTGATGGCGCCGAGCTTGACGGCGATCTCGGCGATCGCTCGAGTCGCTTCGATCTTCTCGCGCGTCTTGCTCGCGCGGCCGATCACGATCGAGTTCAGTTCGGCCAGCCCATCCGCGAGTCCGTTGCGCACAGCCTGCTTGAGGCTATCAACGCGGGCAACGGTCGCTTTCGCATTTTTGCGGAGGGCCTGGTCGACTTTCTGCTGCCAGCGGTCGGTCTCGTACCAGCGCCGTACGGTGACGGCGTGGACGCCCAACTCCTGGCTGATCGAGCGGAACGAGCGGCGCTTCCCCCCAGCCTCGGCGGCCAGGTAGAGTTCAAAGGCCTTGATCCGCTCCTCGTCTTTCGGCGTCACCGCCGGCGTCCGCGTCGGAGGCGGAGGAAGTACGTATCGAGTCACTGTCAACCTCCTGACAGTCCCAAGCGGCCCGCCAAGTTGAGTGGGCACCTGTTCGGTCTTGTGAGGGCCGGAGGGGGGCGGGGGATCTCCAGGCGGGCTCAACCGGTAGGGGCGGGCCACAAGGGAAGCACACTAGGGGTAGTGCACTCTATTAAGGGGCCGAGGAGCGCGCAAGACTCGGTGGTTGGAAGAAAGGGTGTATCTGGCCTTGGAAGGCCGTATTCGAAAATTGCCCTCACGGCCGGTGCCGTCTAAAAGGTAGACTTCATTGACGTTTTTGCGCTTTTTGCCTGTTCGTGTCGCGTAACCCCGCGTAATCAAAGCCCTTTCGCCCCCCAGGTTCCCCCCGGACCGGGAGCGGCAGCGGGAGGTCCGGGGGTGAAACGGCCTTGTGGGGCGCGGAGTTAAGGGCGATTTTTGGGTCATTTTTATATTCCACGCACGCTATGTAAAAATTACATACCCCCCGGGCGCTCTTAGTATAGTCATCCCCATCGAACCATCCCCATTCATTTTCACGTATTTCGGTACTTTCACCAACCGGTGAAAGCGAGCATTCCCGCGCACGGGTGACTAGTGGCTGGCGCCGCGGGGCTTGTCGCCCCGCGCTTGGATAGGCACATTCCTTAAGGCGCGAGAGTTGCGCTCTCGGCGCGCTGGCGCGCGCCTGCCGCGGGGCAGAGAAACCCCCACCCTCCCCCCTTCCCCCCTCCCGCCCCGAGGCGGGGCAGGAGGGGGAAGCCGCAGAAGCAGCGTGCAAGGTTGCGCAGCGCAAAATTGTTAGCAAGGTTAGGTACTTAGCGCAAATCGGCCCGAGGGGGCCCCATTGAACACTGTGCGGAACTAACACGCCGGGGGGCCCCGTTGCAAAACGGGGGCGGTCAATGTGGGCACCAGGGGGTTTGGCACAGGAATTGCACGCATGCAAGACGCGTGCCAACGCGCGTGCGTGTGAATGTGATCACATTCACAATTGGCGCTAGCGTGCGCGGGTGGGCAAAGTGCCTGGGGCAAAATGCCCGAGTGACAGGGATTGTCACACCCACGAAATGTCGTGGGGTTGAGTGCAACGGTTGCGCGGTGTCTCCTTTATGCCACACTCGCGCGCAAGAAGCGTGCCAAGTCAACCGGTTGCCGCGCGAATATAAAGGTCCGCGGCGCGTCAAACCACTCAACAGTTGGCGACTAAAAATAGTTTGCGATGACTTCACACCGCGTCAAGTGAGCATTATCACGCACTTAGCGCTGACGCGTGGCGTTATTTTGGCGCCGCGACGCCATAGGGTGCGGGGCGCGGGTTGATGGCGCCCCCGGAAAGCGAGAAACCAACGATGCCGTTTACCAACCTGGTCCGAGCCTACTGTGCCAAGTGTCTCCGAGCCACGTTCCACTTCTGGACCCCAGCTGGGTTCATCTGTGGTCCCTGCAGCCGACACGAGGCGCGAGTCAGATCGTGACGCGAAAGGACGTCAACGCCCTTGCGGTGGCGCTCAACGGTATCAAACCGGAACACAGGGCGGACACGCACCAATGGGAAGACGCCGTTAACGCGATCGCCGACGCGTGCGCAAGATCCAATGCCCGCTTTAACCGGGAGTGGTTTCTTGCCGCGTGCGGCGTGGCCCCTAACCCGGACGCCTAACGCCGCGTCACACTCACACAAGGGGCCGCACCTGGGGGCCGCGCATCCTACACGCGGAGATAGGACAATCAATCATGTGGACCGAAAAGCATTTCTGGGGCAACGTCGAGTACCCGTCCAACGAGGCAGCCAAGGCGGCGCGGGACGCCGAAGCGCGGCGGCTTACGGCCGACGGGCACCAAGTGCGCCGGACCGTCCTGCGCGACCAGTTGCGCCCCTACTCCGGGTTTGGGCAGCCGGACGGGCGCATTGGCCACGTTTACATCGTGCGGGTCAGTCCCCTGCGGCGCAAGCCTATCGTGTTGCCTGACATCGGCGACCTAACACTCCCGGACGGGGTTCGCGTGACCGCGGACACGACGCGCCATGACTAGCCTACAGGAGAAGCGACTCCTAGCGCGCCTAGAACGCCCAGCGCCCGCCGATCGAGAGTGCATCCCAAGCCTACTCGTGGCCCTCGTCATGGCCCGCGCAGCGCGGAGACAAGCATGACGCGCACCTTAAAACACGTGGTGGACCGTATTATGCTCGACGGCGAGTTCGGCCATGCCTATGGCGCGTGGGGCCGATCGGGCACGGGCACTGAGGCCGTGCAGGACCGCAAGATCGGACAGGCGGTGTTGAAGCGTAAGAAGGCCCCCAAACGGGGAAGAAAGGGTTAACTACCGATGAGCGCAAAGACTCTCCGAGCAATGGCCGTCGCCGTTCAGGCTGGCGTCCCCGTGGTCGCCATTGGCGGCCCTGGTACTGGGAAAACGTCCGGGATCAACGCCCTTGGGGACGCGCTCGGCCTGCCTACCGAAATTGTCATTGCGTCCCTGCGCGAGCCGGCCGACTTCGGGGGTCTCCCCGTGGTAACGCCCAACGGCGTCAAGCTGGCCCCGCCCGCGTGGGCCGTTCGTTTGCATGAAGCGGGCAAGGGCCTGCTATTCATCGACGAAATTAGCACGGCCGCGCCCGCCGTCCAAGCCGCGCTCCTACGCGTCATTCTCGACCGCGTAGTGGGCGACTTGGCACTCCCGCTGGGCGTCCGTATAATCGCGGCCATGAACCCGCCTGAGCAAGCGGCCGGTGGGTGGGAATTGTCTCCTCCGTTGGCTAACCGTCTCTGTCACCTACCATGGGCGGTCAACACGAGCGAATGGCTGGAAGGTATGATGCAAGGCTTTCCTGCCCCAACCTTCCCGCGCGTACCTACCGACTACACGGACGAATTGTGCAACGCGCGCGTCCTGATCGCGTCATTCATCCAGCACAACCAGACTGCGCTCTACCAGTTCCCGAAGAACGACTCCGACGCGGGCAAGCCGTGGCCGTCGCCGCGCTCGTGGACCATGGCCGCGACGCTCAGCGCTGCATGCCAAGCCGCGCAAACGGGCCTAGAGCTAGAGATTCCCCTGATCGCCGGGTGCGTGGGCGACGGGTACGCGCTTGAGTTCACCAACTGGCGCGACGCCCTTGACCTGCCGAACCCCGAAGCACTCTTGAAGGACCCCAAGTCGTTCGTCTGCCCGGAGCGCGGCGATAAGACTTACGCGGTACTCGCGTCGGTAGCGAGCGCGGCAGTCAATAACATGAATAAGACGCGTTTTCTCGCGGCGTGGCACATTTTCAAGGTGGCCGCTGACGCGGGGAAGAAAGACATGGGTGCGGCAGCTGTTCGTACGCTCGCCCAGGCGGCCGGGAAAGAAGGCTACATGTCCGATCCTGACGTCCGTAAGGCCATGACGGAAAACCTTAAGCCGTATATCGACATTCTGAAGCAAGCGAGACTGTTCTAAATGCCTAGGATACGATACGATTGCTCCCGTCAGACTTACTACGAAGTGTACCAAGAATACACGGTACGCTTCGAGCGGCGCCGCTACGACGCGTGCGCTAACGAGGTCCTGCGCCTAGACCCCACGGACTCGCTGTTTGACGCGACAACGCGCACGCTCAAGCGTGACCGTATCCGTATATGGGGGGGTGATCACCAGCCCCCGCGCCAAACCGTGTTATCGCCCGCCCAGGTCCGGGACGCGTTCATGACGAAAGGGAACGCCTCCGTCTCAGCCCGCAGGGCTCAGGCGCTGGAATTGCACGCCGCGGGCTATGTTGGCCCCGTGAAGCCGGGCGAAGCACGCGCGCTCAAGAACGTGTTTAACGACCTGGGCATGCCCGACCTTGTGCGCCGTGGATGGTATGGCCAGACCAAAACCATACGGACGCGCACTACGTCGCGGTATATGATGCGCGCGTGGCTGCGCCGGAACCCTGCAAACACGCCGCAAAATATACCCGTGCGCGAGTACAAAGCAAACGTGCTCCAATACTGCTACGTGTTCCGGTCCCCGTTGCCTGAGGTGCCGTTTACCAAATTCCTCAAGCTTGCGCGCATGTATCGCGGCGACAAGGGCGGCCTACGCGCGGCAGTAAAGGCCGTGCTCGCGAACCCGGACGCGCACAAAGAAATTGAGACGGTTGACGCAATCGACGTGTTAGCCGGTCTCACGGGAATGGATGGATGATTGTCACGCACCATTATCTGCCGTGGCCCTCAGGGTGGCAGGGCCGCCACATAGAGCCCGAAGTGCGCGCATGGTCGGACGAAGAAATGGCCGTTGCGGTACTCGCGGGCAATGATCCGCGAGATAACAGCGCGCTTACACGGCGCCAGCATTGTTATTGCCCGCGCATTGGTCGCGCGTACTGTAAAAAGTGTCTCGGAGCCGGTTGCTACTACAAAGGAAAGGACAAAACCACATGATCTTAGTACTAATCGGTGGTATGATAGGCTTCATATTCGGCGGCCCGGTGGGGATGTTCATCGGGTTTGGTACGGTTCTTGCCCTGATCCTCGTGTGCGACTGAGGGAGCTATGGCGCACGACACACTGCCCGAAATTATCCAAGCGGCGCGCATTCGCTGCGTCCAGGACCGCCCGTATCTAGCCGGGCTACTCTATCGCCTTGTCCCCGTCGCCAAGCCAGGTATTGGCACCCTGGCCGTCGATAAGTGGATGCGCCTGTACTTCGACCCCACGTGCCGGTGGACAGTGGAGCAGTATGCGACCGTTCTGTATCACGAGGCGGGTCACGTGCTCCGAGACCATGCGGGCCGCGAAGAGTCACTTGGAATCACGCCAGATCAGCATTTGCGTTGGAACACGGCGGCCGACGCGGAAATAAACGACGACTTGAACGCGGAAGGCGGCATGACATGGCCATTCCCGGTCGTCACACCGTCGGCGCTTGGACTACCGGACGGGCTGTTTGCTGAGGAATACTACGACAAGCTACCCAAACCACCGCCCGCGAAAGGCCCCAGCTCCGGGGCATGTGGCAGTGCAAGCGGCGCGCCGTTGCCATTCGAGGAGCCCGGCCCAAGTGGCAAGCCAGGCGCCGACGAGACGCGTGGCATCCTGCCCGCTGAACAGGATGCTATCCGCCACAAAGTCGCATCGGACGCGCGCGAGTATGAGCGCTCTGGTCGCGGCACGTTGCCCGCGCACATGAAAGCCTGGGTGAAAGTGATCCTCAACCCCAAAGTGGATTGGCGCAAAGTCCTACGCGCGTCCATGCGCTCCTGTCTGTCGTGGGTAGCTGGGATGCAGGACTACTCGTATCAGCGCCCCGGTCGGCGTCAGTCCGTACTGCCCGACGTCGTAATCCCAAGCATGCGCCAACCCGCACCGCTGGTCGCGACCGTCATTGACACGTCCGGTAGCGTGTCCGACGCAGCCCTGAGCGCGGCGCTAGGAGAAGTGGCGTCGGTACTCAAACAGTGCGGCCAAAAGGACGGAGTAACGGCCATTGTATGCGACGCGGCGGTAGACTTCGCTAAGCGCGTATATCGGGCCGACCAAATCCAAGTAAGCGGGCGCGGCGGTACGGATATGCGCGTCGGAATCAACCACGCGCTAAGCATGCGGCCAAAGCCGCACGTAATTATCGTGCTAACGGACGGAGACACGCCGTGGCCCGACACGCCCATACCAGGCGTGCGGCTGATTGCCTGCATCCTTGGTCAGGCGCGCGGGCTTGCGGGCGTACCGGAGTTTATCAAGGGGATACACGTTGACCTTAGCTGAAATGGAACGGGTTTGCAGAGCCTTCAAGTACCCAAACGAATCCGCTGCCGTGCTCATACTAGCGGGTCAATGGCCTTGCATTACGTGCGGAATGAACCCGTGCGCCGCGTCTAGCCTGTGCTGCGAGACGTGTACAGAGCTGCTTATGCAGCAGCGCCCAGCGACCTTGAAATTCTTTAGGGCCTACCGCGATGCTGCGCAACGGCCGCATTGGGTCACTCGCGTTATAAGTCAAGACGTTAGGCAACAAAATAGAGCCAGGAGAAAATAGACATGATCGGCCTTCGCGCCAAGGGCAAGGCGCGTAAGGATGCGAGCGGGTTTGTGGTGCGGACATGACGGACGAAGAGAAAGCATTGCACATTCTAGCGGGGTTACCACGACTAGAGCATTGCATAGGCATGACTTGTCTGCATTACGCGCGGAAAAGGATGGACGTCCCAGGCGGCCGGTATTGTGTCTGCTGCGCGTTTCGTGATTGCCTATCCATGAAGGGTGCCGTATATCGCTGCGACGGAGAGTTACTTAAATGAAACGCCGTCTTACACGGTACGCGCTCCCGTATGAGGAACGCGCCTTGAAGGAAACACTGGACGCGCTACGTATCTTAGAGGGACTAACCAAGTGTCCATGGTGCAACGGGACAGCAGTCTCTCACCCCTTGGCGCTGGATTGCGAGTCAGGAACGCGTCATTTTGCGGCGCGTTGTCATTGGTGCGTCGATGAACCCGTGCCGGGTTGGTACGGGCCCGACCGTGCCGAGTATTTTCGCGCAGTGGCGGACGCCAGACAGCGACGCTGGGGGCCACGACGTTGACGTGCCGCATGTGACGACGGAACGATCGCGCCAGGCCGTTACTACTGTGACGAATGGTGCGCGTATGCTGGCATGCTTGAACGCCAGGGCAGGACGCGCGAAGCTGCAAAAGACCACGTGAAGAAGCTACAGGAGTCTGCCCATGACCGCCGACGCATACGAGGAGATGCTCCCACGACTAAAGACGCAAGCCTTGAAGTTATTGAGGGCGAAGTTTCGGAACATCCCGCGCGACGTGCACGACGACGCAGTGCAAATGGCGTTGATTCAAGCGATGAATCGTCGGCAAACGCTGTTAAACGAGCGCGCGGCAAGCACATACGTAAACGAAAGCGCAAGGTTGAATCTACAAGGCTGGATACGAAAGCGGGATCGGGGGCAATTCGCCGACACGTCGGGACTCCCGGCGCCGCTCCCGAGCCGCGACGCGGGAAGCACTATCGTGGAAAAAATTGACCTCGAGCGCGCCATCATGCGCGCGCAGTGTTCCCCAGAGGTAAAGGAAGCCTTGGGGGAGCGTTTCTTGAGCGGCTGGACCCGTGAGGAATTGGCCCTAAAACTGCCGCCCACGAAGTCCCTCAAGGCGTGGAAAATGGTGTTGGAACGCGCCGAGGAAAGGGTGCGCACTCTCCTCGTGGAGATGGGATATGACGGACAGTGAGCGGGGCGCCGAAGCGCCCCGCACGCCAGAGGAACGCGCGTTGGGTATCTTGGCAGGGGAGCGCTGGTGCTGGGTATGTGGGCAGAGCGTGGCTACTGTGTCGACGCAACGGTACTCTGGATCTTGGGCGTGCCGCCATTGCGCGGAGCGAGCACCGATGCGCCTACTCCTCGATGCGTTGCGCAGGGGTGGGCCGCCAGAATGCGATAATACACCGCCCGAGACACCCCCACTTGCTTAAACGCGGTGTCGTAAAGCTCGCCATGCGTCTTGTGTGGCTCGGCGGCGCAAACGGCGTGAAGTCTTAGGGCTAGCGTCTTATCGCGGTCAAGGTCGGGGAACGTGAATAGTCCAGTACTCGTCTGCTGGCGCGCGGTGGTGGTCGTTTGCTCCATGAAACGCGACTCGAAAACGAGTTTCCGGTTTGGGGCTTCACCGTGCAGGAGCCAATAGCCGTCAACACGGCCCGTGATGTAACTGCTCCCGCGCGAGAGGCTCACCGGGTCGGGGCTCAAGCGGTCGTCTTGGTTCGTCTTGCGCGTATGGTGGACAAGCAACACCGTGCGCCCGGCAAAGATAGGCTCCATAGCGTCAAAGACCTTTTTCATGCTTGTCGAGTCATTCTCGTCTTCCTCATGGGACTCACGAAGGACGTCGATAATGACCACGGCGGGGTCCTCTTGTGATAGCACTGTTCTCCACCACGCGACGCCTTGAGCGCTCGTCACAAGGAGCGGTAATACCATGTCGTCTTGGTGAATCAGTCGCAAATTGGGGAGATTCAGGTCAACGCCGTGCTCGTCAAACTTGCGTAATCGTTCGGTCCAGGCAGCTTCCTTTGTGTCAAGCTGCACGTAGAGTACTTTCTGCGGCGTGGGCGTTGGGTGGCCTAGGACGGGCTCCCCGTTGGCGAGCGCGCTAGCGATCGTCCACGCGAGAAAGGATTTGCCCGCCTTGGGCGGGCCCATGAGGAGAAAATATGCCGGACGCGGGATCAAACCAGTGGATAACCAAGCAAGTTGCGGCCGAGGAACGCGGAGAAACTCCGCCGGGGAAACCGTCCGAACGACGTTGGCCATGGGACACTCCTTTGGATAGTGAGATTGATTCGCGAAGCTGCCAGCGTTGCGCTGGCCTACTGTCCAAAGGTGCCAAGGTTAAATCTGCGGGGGTGCTGATCGAGTACGATGGGACGAAATTGTCGTTTAATGTCACCTATTTGTGCGAGGAACACGGCGCGTTGGCGATACTGGCGGGCAACGGGGGAAGTTGGTATCCGCGAACGGTGCTGACTCCTGAGCAGCACAAGGGGTTGGGTGGTCTGTCAAAAGACACACAACGGGTAGTGTACACTAGACCCTGCCCTCCCTTGATGGCAGACGGCGGGGAGAATGACGGCCAGGGATAGTCAATCCCCGGCTCAGCAAGAGGCGCCGTCTGGACGGGAGGCGCGAACGATTTGAAGTTCGCCCCTCACTGTCGTTAAGGGGCCGAGACGCATGCTAGACTCGGGCGTGTAAATTTTTCCTATCGAGTCTTGGGGGCCGCTCGCCCCCTTAACACTATGCAAGCACAAAAGGAGCCACATGAAAGTCTATAGCCCGTCGCAAACGTCCACTTGGATGCGCTGCCCGGTGTTGCGGGCGCTGCGCCACGAGGGCTGGACTTCTAAGTACGTCGGGCGCCCGTTTTGGGCCGCCACCTTGGGGCAGGGGTTCGCGGCTGGAGTGGGAGTCTACAACAACCTTCGTAAGGATCGGGAGGCCCTGGGCCAGCCCGCGCCCGCGCGCACGTTGTCCGGGCGCGTCACCCTCGCCAACGCGGCCGCCGCCGTAGCCATCAGCGTGATCGACCAGCGCCTAAACGAGGCCGAACGCTTGGGCGTGGTCATCGACGCCGAGGGCGTGGATTATGTCAAGACCATTCACACGCGCGCGGCGAAAGCTGTGACGGCTTACGTCGTGAGCGATCCGCTGCCCGACACGTGGCGCATTGTTGCGGTCGAAGAGTCTCTTGGCCCTGAGGCCGGCAATGCGCGCCCGGATGCGGTCGTGCGCGACACCATGGGACTGGCGATCCTGGATTACAAGTCCAAGCTGACACTGAACGCGCAGTACCGCCAAAAGACCATCAACGAGTTCGCCAACGGCCACCAGTTCTTGCATTACGGTCACTTTGGCGCGCTCAAGTATCAAGAGCCCATCGATCGTTACTACATCGGCCTAGCAGTTTTCGAACCGCGGTGGGCATTCGACCTGCTCCCGTTTCCCCTGAACGCGGAGACGCAGAAGGTGTGGTTCCAGGGCGCATCCGTGGCGTGGGCGGCCATGGAAAAGGAAGACCTTGGCCTACAGGCGCCGTGGATGAGTGACCGCCACAGCGACCAGTACGGGCAATGCCCGATGTACAAGGCGTGTTTCGTCCATCACTTTGACGCGGCTCTCATGAAGCAGGATTACCTGCTCACCGAGCGCGTCCCGGAGGAGGTTCCGAATGAGGAAGCTGTTTAACGTAGCACTGGCGGTGATGCTGGTTCTCACGGCGGCGAGCCCGGCGTTCGCTGGTGGCGGCGGCCATGACGGCGGCGGGGGTAACGGCGGAGGGAATCACGGAGGCGGACACGACGGCCCGGAGAGCGCGCGGTTCTTGTATGTGGGCGTCATGACGGATGCGCCGTGCAGCAGCGATGGGGTGCTGCACTCGGGACAGTATGGCAGCTTGGACGGCCACGCAGCGCCGCAAGCGAACTAAGCAACGAAAGGGGCGGGGGTTGCCCCCCGCCCCGTCCAGTCACACCAGACTAACCCCGACGGGGGAGAAAGGCCAACAGGCCAAGGTGAAAGACATGCCGAAACGCGTAACGGTGCAGTTAAGCCTACCGGGGATCACGCCAAGTAGCCTGGCGCGGCAGCTGAAGAAACGCGGGATAAAGGGCGATATCGGAGACAACCTGGCTTGTCCGCTCGCTAACTATTTCGCCACGGACCCTAACGTAGAGGAAGTGGAAGTTGCCGCCAACGCGGTGGTGCTCACAGTGCGCGTCCCGCTGCCCCCGGTGGCCCGGAAGTTCGTTAGCGAGTTCGATCAGGGCAAGCACCCGGCTTTGGAGCGTTAGTCATGAGACAACGGTTCAACCTGGACCTCGCGAGCCTCGAACGGTTCGCCATGCTCCTGCACGGCAACTATGGCGTCGGCAAGACGTTCCTGCTGGGCGACATGCTCCGCCACGAGGCGCAAGCCGGTAAGGCGCGCTTCCTGAACGTCGCGGGCGAAGACGGCGCGCTCTCCATCGCCAACTTAGGGCTCGGGGAGATCGCTGAGACCGTTGACACGCTCGCCGACTTCAAGGCCGTCCTCGTGGACTATAAGAAGGATGGCGTTTACGCGCTCGCGGTGGACGGCGGCAAGTTCTTCGGCAAGCTGGTGATCCGCGCGGTGTGCGGCGACCGGCTCCCGAGCGTCGGCAAGGGCTCAGACGACTGGGCCAAGATTCATCGAGAGTTCGAGGACACGCTCGTAGCCCTGAAACAGGCGGCTCCCGTCGTCGTCATGGCGTCGTCCAGCGACCGGAGCATGGACCAGATCACGGGCGAAACGTCCCTCACCCCCGACTTCCCTGGAAGGCAGGCCGCCGGATCGGGGGGTCAATTCGACTTCGTGTTTCTGGTGAAGGCTCAAGCCCTTTCACCCACGAAGGTGCGGCGTTGGGTGGAGACGGCCCCCACGGCGAACACCGTGATCCGTCAGCGTTTGCCCAAGCCGCTGCCTCCGGTGATCGAGCTACCGGAGAACGGCGGCGGCTGGGCCATCATTCGAAAGGCCATGCAGGAGTGCTTGGCCAAGGGAGGCAAGTAAGGTGCTAACACCCGCCACGGTGTTCTACTTTCTCTTAGTGCTGGGGGGCTCTGGGAAAGCGGCGGTTGTCGTTGGTCCCTTCAGCCAAGAGAGTACCTGTAACGCGGTACGCGAAACAGCGGCAAAAAACCTTTCGTTCGCGGGGTATGTCTCTTCGACGTGCTGGAGCGCGCCGTTGGGAGTCCTAGGCCGTTAACTTCGTTAGCTGGGCAATTACGCCCGAGGAGTTTTAGCGCATGAGCGACCTGAACATCGAAGACCTGTACAACAAGATCACCAGTCCCGAGCAGTTGAAGGAGTCCTTTGACAAGATCACCGCGCGGACGGGTCGGTACACCTTCACGGCCACCCGCGTCGACCCCCGCAAGGGGGAGTCGGACGCCAAGTTCGAGCCCGTGCGTGACCGGGAGTACGCCAGTGTCTTCGGCAAGATGACCGAGACCATGCCCGACGGCACCACCAAGCGCCGGGGCTCCGTGGGCTTCGACGCGTCGTGGGAGCTGAAGCGCGACCAGCGCGGCGCCGCGGACAAGCTGAGCAAACTGTGGGGCCAGATCGCCACCGCGCTCGACATGAAGGACAAGAGCGTGGGCGAGATCATCAACGCGCTCAAGCAGTATCCCGTGAGCGTGTACGTCAACGAGTCGTTCAAGACGCCCGAGAAGTGGGCGACCGCGCGCAACCAGGAGGAGCGGGAGGCGTATCGGCGCTTGGGTTACGAGGCCCGCAACTTCGTGGAGTCGGTGTCGAAGATCACGGGCTAGCGGCGTGAGGAAACCAGACGTCTGCCGGGGCTGCCCGCTTTACGATGACGGGGAAGGCTTTGTGCCTGACGAAATCGTGGACCCAGCGGCCCCGGTAGACGTCTGGTTGCAGAACCCCGGCGCGACTGAGGAATTGAAAGCGCGCCCGGCCGTTGGGGCAACGGGCGAAGACCTAAACGAGAAGTTCTTGCCCGCGGCTGGTCTCGAGCGCGGCAAGAACGTCAACGTTCGGAACGTCCTGCGCTGCCGGATGCGCGTGAATGGAAAGAAAGTTAACGACCTTCCCACGGGGAAGACCTTGATAGCGGCGATGAAGCACTGTCGGGTACACGACGTCGAAACGAAGGCTACCCTCGCGGTCGCCGCGGGGGCGCTCGCCTGGAAGGCATTTGGCGGCCCTGGGACGATCAGCGACTGGAGGGGGTTTTTGAGACCGTAATGGCTAGGGATTTGGCACGGAAGCGGGAGCGCGACCGTGCGCGGTGGGCTAGTCTTACCCCTGAACAACGCGCGGCCAAGAACGCCCGCGTGCGTGCGCGGCACGCCGCGAACCCCGGCTACTGGCGCAAGCGCAAGTACGACCTTACTTCGGAAGCGTACGACGCGATGAAAGAGGCCCAAGCTGGGCGGTGCGCGGTATGCAAAGAGGTGTTCACGAGTACACCTTCAGTGGACCACGACAAAGCAACGGGGCAGGTGCGCGGGCTGTTGTGCCACCAGTGCAACATCAACAGGGTCGGCGCGCATACAGTCGAAACCGCGCGCAAAGTCCTCGCCTATCTCGAACACTGGAGTCAACATGAACCGTGAGACGAACCCAAAGGTTGACCTGGACGAAATCTACCGTGGAATGTTAGAGTTGTTAGTGCCGCACCGTGGCGCCCGTAATGCTTACTTGAAGGCGTGTGGTGGGGATGCGGCGGAGGCCATTGATAGGATGACTGAAGATATTACCGCCTTCCAACAGGGGAAGGCTTCTCATCCGTACAGTTCGGTGATGAACGACATACCAACATGATCGCGCAGCCCTACAAGGCGGTCCTAGCGGCGTTGCACCCGGCCGACCTGTACCGCAACCCGGCGATGAAGCTTCCGTCGCTCCAAGACTGGAGCAAGGTGGAGAAATACCTCAATGGAACGTGGCCGGAAGCCGTCCCAGCCTTTGACGTGGTTGACCAGCCCGGGGGCGCCGATCGACTGGTTGCATGGGCGCGACTGGCTCGAAGCCGCGCGCCATTCGTCGTTGTGGACACCGAGTTCACGCGCGACACCCGGTATCTACTTACTCTTGGGCTTGGCTATCCTGGCGCTCCTGGAATTCAGCTTTGGTTCCGGGACTTCACCGCGGTCGACCGATCCGTTGTGCGTGGTGCCTTGCTCGAGCTTTTCGGACACGTCCCCGTAGTCTTCCAGAATGCGATGGCCGACGTGCCCGTGATCGAGCAGGCCATGGGCATTAGCTACAAGGATTACTACACGATCGAGGACACCATGCTCGCCCACGCGGTCCTGTGGAGCGAGTGGCCGCACGACTTGGGCTACTTGGCTAGCCTCTACGGCAAGCATCCGAAGATGAAGCACCTGAGCGTTTCGCAGCCACACCTGTACAACTGGGGCGACGTGCTGGATACCATGAGCACGTGGCAGGGAGTTGAACGTGAGCTTAAACAAGACCCCCTATCGGAGGCGGTGTACCGTGAGCAGTCGCTGCCTCTGGTGCCGATCCTTCTACGACGCGCGCGGAAGGGCATACGCGTCGACTCCGGCGCCGTTACCCAGGCGGTTGACGACCTCGAAATGCGCCAGGATTGGGCTTCTGGAGTTGCTGCAGCAGCGGTCGGCCGCACGTTCAACATCGGGTCGGAGAAGCAACTCAAGCACTTCTTCTACGAGGAACGGGGCTACCCGGTCCAGAAGGACAAGGACAAGAAGGTATCGATCGGCAGCGACGCGGTTGCTAAGCTTCGCCAGCACGTTGGCCCGGCGCCCGATCTTGAGTACGAAGCCAAGGAGGGGTTAGACATTGCGCTCGCGGAAGCCCGGATCGAGCAAGGCGCGGACCCGGTCCTCGAAGCGCGGGTCGTCTACGCGGCGGCCAAGCAAGAACTCACGCACTTTCTTGAGCCCCTCCGCGGCAAAGAGCGCGTCTACCCGAGCGTCAAGATCCACGCGCAAGCCAGCGGGCGCTGGTCGATCACGGACCCACCGCTCCAGCAGTTCCCGAGCTACTTGCAAGACCTCCTCATCCCGGACGTCGGTGAGGCGTGGATCGGGTGGGACTGGGATCAGATTGAGTTGCGGCTGCTGGCAGCATTGGCTCAGGACGAACCATACTTGCGGGCTTTCGTGGCTAACGAAGACGTCCACACGCTCAACGCCTGTGACATCTTCGGGCTCCCGAGACCTCCTAGCGCGGTCGAATCCGACCTCGCCGGGCCGGTTTGCGCAGCTTGGCGCGCGCAGGTGGGATGGGCCGGAAAGGACGACCTTCGGCGAGCGTTTGCTAAACGCTTTGTATACCGGCTTAATTACGGGGGTGATCCTCGTATGGCTGGGGATATCCCGGGTGCTCGGGCGCTTGGCCTCACGCCGGGGAAGCTGGTAGATGCCTCCCGACGGTATCTGGGGGCCCATCCGGCGATGACAGCGTGGCGTGTCCAGGCGGCTACGGAGGCGCAAACGACGCGCGTGTCTCGAACCTTCATGGGCCGCCGCCGACGCCTTCTGGGTGATGGCAGAGGCGTTATCCGGGAAGCATACAACCACCCGCTTCAAGGCGGCGTCGCGGACATCTTGAACCTGTGTACCCTCAGGATCGCGGAGAAGCTGGGCGCCCAAGGGACGCTCGTGTACACCGTCCACGACTCGGCGTGGTGGGCAGTGCCAAATTCGATGGTCGAGGAGGCTAAGGGGATCATCCATGAAATCATCACCGCGCCGTGGCGGATCGGCGGGGTCGAAGTCGTCTTCCCCGCCAAGTTCAAGCCCGTCCGCGTGTCCCATGATTAAGTGGTGGGTATTGGATCATCTCACGGAAGACGAGTGGGCGCTTCATGTGCTCGCGGGCAACGGGTGGTTTACTGAAGACCCGTCTATAGACGCCACGTTAGGGTTGCGTCCTACGTTGCGGATCTATAAGGCATCGCGGTTGCAGCACAACATCTTCGTGTGTATTGGTGGAGACCCTAATGGACGGCAATACTCGGCTTACCGTAGTCCTGAACGATCTTCAGATTCCGTTCCAGGACAAACGCGCGCTGTCACTCGTTCTCGGGTTCATCGGCGACCTCCGCCCGGAGGAAATCGTCCTCAACGGTGACATCGTCGATTGCTATTCGATCAGCGACTTCGACCGTAACCCGCTGACGCAAGCGACCTTGGCGCGCGAGATCCGGGAGGCCGAGAAGCTGATGAAGACGCTCCAGGGCGTTCCGAAGAAGATTTGGATCGGGGGGAACCATGAGGATCGCCTTCGGCGCCACGTGTGGAAGAATACAGGTCTCTTGCGCGGCTTTGACTCGCGGACACGGGAGACCCTTGTGGCCGCCATGGACTTCCCGGAAGTCTTTTCGCTTGGGTCGTATGGATTCCAGTGGGTGCCGTACGGCGGCGTCTACAAGATCGGCAAGCTGATGGCCACCCACGGGAGCATGGTGCGGCGGCATTCCGCTGACACCGGGAGGGCGCACCTTGAGAAATATGGGCAGTCGGTCATCATCGGCCATACCCATCGTGGCGGCGTTACTTACCGTCGCGACGTTCGGGGCGTCCATGCCGCCTACGAAAACTTCTGCCTCTGTCGCCTCGACCCGGAGTGGACTCAGTACCCGAACTGGCAACACGGATTTTCGGTCGTCCATTCAGACACGAAAAGCGGTTTCTTCAATGTCCAAGCGATTCCCCTCCTACCAGGGCCGCAGTTCTGGTATGGGGGGACGCGGGTGAGGGGCTAAAATGATTCGCTTCCTGGAGCACCTTGTCGCCGGCCTGACGCTCGTGGTCCTCGCTGGGCTCCTGTGGGCGCTCCTGGCAGGGCGCGTCATTGTCTCGAGGATCACCTACCTCGTGACAGGAGGCTGCGCATGAACCGCGATCACAGCGTCGGCTGCTCGGCGCTGCGCAATGGCGTCCGCTGCACGTGCCAGATCGCGCCGCCGTTACCTGCGGCTGGAAGAGCTTCTCGGGCTGAAGAAGTAGCGCGTCTGCGGGAGGCGTTAGTCGCGGCGCGGCGTTTTATCGACTACACCGTACGTGAATGGTTACCCCGTGAGCACACCAGTTGTGGAATCGACCGTGGGTGTGCGCACGGCGTGAGGGAGCGGGACGCGTTCCAACAACTGGACGATGCAGTGGATGCGATGACAACCGCCCTACACGATCGTGAGGAGAAAACGTAATGGTTTGGAACTACCGCGTCGTCAAACGCGTGACGCCTGCTGAGACCATCTACGCGATCCATGAGGCCTACTACGCCGAGGACAAAACGGTGGACGCGATCACCCAGGACGCGGTTGGCTTGACCGGCGCGACTCCCGAGGAACTTCACAAGGCGTGGTCCCTGATGGAGGAGGCGTTCCGCGCCCCGGTGTTGGACTACGACACCCGGAAGGAGATCGCCCGCTTGGCTGTGGAGGGGACGTGAGATGAGTTTCGGGCTATTCAAGGTAGGCGTAGAGGCGTTGGTGAAGACGCACGAGTGCTCCAAAGGAGGGGAAGACATGAGTGAGCGGGTGGAGGAAATTCGAGAGCGTCGCGGCGTAGCCCTCAGACATATCGCCGAGTTCCCATGGAAGGACTGGGACGCCCGCCGGGTTAAGGAGTTGCTGGACGAACAGGGATATCTCCTCGCCCAACTCGCGGAAGCCCAGCAGGAACTCGGTGAGTGGATGACGGGACTGACTACCCAGGAAATGCTTACCGAACAAAAGGTCGCTGCCGCCCGCGCCGAGGGCTTCCGCGCCGGGCTGGAGGAGGGGGCGAGGATTGCCGACAGCGTACCGGAACCCGTTAAGGGGGTTGTGGACACGGGAGCAATCTGGCGAAAGGCGTCCGCGAATGCCATCGCCGCCGCCATCCGCCGCCGGGCGCAAGAGGGACTGTGAGGTGGCATCGCCGCTGTTATCGTTGCGGTAATCGAATCCTCATCTGTGGAGGGTGCCCATGAAGGTACGGGAATACACAATTTACCAGACCGAGGAGGAAGACAAGATCCTCAAGGCCGTGCTCGCGGCCGTGAAGAAACGTGGCGCGCTGCCCGATGCGGTCACCGAGCGCGACTTCATCGAGAAGACGCTGGTCCCGTCGGCGCTACGGATGGTCAGGGCTGACCTTCGCAAGCGCACCCAGGCCGAGCGACTCGTGATCACGCCTAAAGAGGCGCAAGAGATGGCGGCGCGGATGCCCAGGCGCCCACCGGGGGCGAAAATCGGATGAGCACGCCCGAGCAGGATTACTACAAGAAGGAAATCGCGCAGGAAGTGAAACTGCGTCACGCGTTCCAACGCATACAACGTGACCTGGCGGACGCAGTCAACGTCCTCGCCGGGGAGGGACGCGTCGAGCACCTCGTCTGCGACCTCTGTGAAAAGGGTAAGGTAACTAAACGCATTCGAATTTTCGGCCCGCTCCATTACTGGAAGCGGCGCCCGTGTGCTGCGTGCAGAGGGAACGGTCACTATCGCGTCGTCATGAACGGGAAAAGGGGGCACCTCGATTGGGGACGAAATTCCGCGTATGGATCAGTCGACAGTTCGCCGAAGACGCAGGCATTCGCTTTTCAGCCGATAAGTTCGAAGTCACCATCCTCCCCGGGGGCGACGGGGACGCTGTCGCTCCTGACCTGATCCTGCACGAGAACGCCGTGCGCTGGTCGGACAAGTTGTGGAAGCACCTCGACATCACCATCAAGGAGGCCAACCGTGGTAAGAGAACGCGTGACAAAGCCGCGCGGGACGTCGCCGCAGCCGCCAATCCGCCCGCACCTCGAAAGCAGCGTAGTCCTCGTAAAGGATCTGGCGGAGCAGCCTCCGAGTAAGTACATCCTGCTGGTAGGCGCCGCGGAGAACCGCCGCCCGAGCTACTACGCGGTCGACGACTATCTCTCGAGCGACAACGTGATCCGCTTCTTCCAGGGCCACGGGCGCGACTCGAAGCTGGTCTACGCCTGTCGGGTCACGGAGGGCCAGTGGGCGCTCGCGGCGCGCGACGCGGTCGACGTGGTGACGGAAAAGGAGTTCCACCAGTTTAATACCTTGGACGCCAAGGCGACCAAGCGGTACTTCCAGGAGTCCGACCCAAAGGCGTTCGAGGCCGCTGAGCGGATGGCGCAGCAGCTCGGGCTCGCGGTGATCGATCCGTCGGGCGCGGTCCAGGCGCCAGCGCCGCACGGGAAGGCCGACGACGGCAAGCCCGGGCCGGGGCAATATCTCTAGATGATCTACCTCATCGGTTCGCTCCGCCACCCGCGCGTCCGTGAGGTCGCCGCCGCCTTGCGCGCGCGCTGCGTGGAGGTCTTCGATGATTGGCACTGTGCCGGAAAAGAGGCGGATGAAATCTGGCAGCGCTACGAGCAAGAGCGTGGACGTACGTTTCGGGAGGCCCTCGTAAGCGCGCACGCGCAAAACGTGTTACGCTTCGATCAGACGCACTTGGACCGGGCGCGCGCAGCATGCCTCGTGATGCCCGCGGGCAAATCCGGGCACCTCGAGCTAGGCTACATCCTCGGCCAGCGCAAACCGGGCTACATCCTGCTCGAACAGGAACCCGAGCGTTGGGACGTGATGTACGGACTCGCGACGAAAGTGTTCTATGCGGTGGATGATCTCGTCACGGAGGTGGCGCGCTGATGGACGGAGGGTACATGGGCTATGAGGTCAAGGATTCCGGGACTCGCGAGCAGTTCCCCGGTGGGATGCAACGGGACGTGCAAACCGACAAGACGCTCTTCTCGCTGGTCTATGACGGGCCGATGCTCGAACGGTGGGCCGTCCATCTGACGAAAGGGGCCCGGAAGTACGAGGCACGGAACTGGATGCTGGCGGAGGGCGCGGCGGAGCTGGTGCGAGCTAAGGACTCCGCGGCGCGGCACTTCTTTCAGTGGATGCGGGGAGATCAGGACGAAGATCACGCGGCGGCGGTGTTCTTCAACATCAACCTCGCGGAATATGTGAAGAAGAAGAACGAATGATTGAAGCCCTCGCCGTCGCAGCGGCGTTGGCGATCTTAACTTGGCTGGTTGATTGAATAGAAAAAGGCCCCTAGCATTTTCGCTAGGGGCCTTTCGTTTGCCTACTTCTTTACGGTGGGCCGTACCAACTCGGGGAACTCGCTGATGCCGACGTCCAGGATCTCGTGGATCGCGTGGAGGAGCTCGTGCAACAGCACGTAGCGTTGGACCTCGATCGGGGCGTCTTTGCTGATGACGATCGCTGCCTTGTCTTCATCGACGTCGTACAGCCACAGCCCGTGCGTGTTCGCGGCGATGCTCGACGCGTTCGGGTCCGCCAGCGCAACCCGCACCCGGCACCCCGGCAGCGCCACGCTCGCCGGGATGGGAAAGTCGTAATTCCACCTACGGCGCTTCAACGAGGGCGATGACTCGGTTGAGCCACCCACGGACGATGCGGTGGGTGAGGAGTCCATGGGGGCTGTCGGCGTCTCCGAGGTAGCCGTTTCGTCCGTAATCCCAGGCCCAGATTTGGGCTTGGATGTCGCTGCCATCGAGACCTTCCTTCGCCATCTGGCGGATGGCGTACGCGTCGGCCTCCCACTCGCCACGGCCTTGCAAGCAGTGGCCGATCTCATGATGCAGCACAAACCGTTTCCAGCGCTCGTCCGGGACCAAGTGGAAGTTGATCAGCCCGATCGTCCCGCCCCCATCGAACATGTTGTACGCGTAGAACGCGTTCCAGTCGTCCGTCCACGCCCAGGTCAGGACGTGCGCCTCCGCGGGGCACCCTGAAGCATTCACGACGTGCTGCGCCTCATCTTGCGTTAGGGCCAGAGCCGGTCCAGCTACGAGCAGGATGAGGAGTGCGGCAGCGGCGATAAGCGCGCATTTCATGGCACTCCTCCTGTTGGATCGTTACGTCTCCCACGCCTTCCCAGCGAACCACTTCACCGCGAGCCAGCGCCACCACGACATCGGGCTCAGAAGCCCGAACGGCGACCGCATCTGGATGTACCAGCGCAGCCGCTGGTCGGCGTCCTCCCGGGTGAGCGGGAAGCCATACGGGTCGCGGTGGGTGCGGTACGCGATGTCGTGCTCGAGGCACCCGAACAGGTAGAAGTCCGGGACGCCCGTGCAACCGTCCGCCTTGAGCGCGGCGGCTTGCTCAGCCACCGCATGGACATACCACGCGTCCGCCCACCGCGCCTCGTAGTCCTTCCGGGTCATGCTACCCTCCGAGCACCTTCACGAGCAGGTCGAGCGCGGCGGGGCCGTTCGACTCGACCACCTTGGAGACCGCGGGCCCATGCGCGCCGGCAAGGTACGCCAGCCCGAGCTTCCACGCCATCTGCACCTTCGGGTTCTGCTTTACGGCTTCCCAGTTCATGAGTAGTATGCCCATATCACGTCGGGGTTGAGGTCCTGAGAGACGTCGACGTGAACGAACGTCTTCCCCATGCCCAAGCGCCGGAAGCCACACTTGAGCGCCGCATTGACCATGAGCCATCGCTCCCGGCTGGTTGCGCAGGCCAGATCAGCTGCCTCGCCCGTGAGATGGGCGCTCGAACTCACCCCGCCGACCTTGCGGTTGGCCTTCTGACACCGGATGCCGCTGTTGATGATCACTGGGCGGCGGAGCATGTCACGGAGGGCGTCCAGGCGCGCCACCAGGTCGGGCGACGGTTCCCCCATGGCGCACTCGCCGCACTTGCACTGGAACTCTTCGAGCTTGAAGTAGAGGCTGTTCATGGCTACCCTCGCACCCATGCCACCGCCAGCCCCGCGAGCGAGCCCACGAGGCCGGCGATGAGCAGGATGGCAGTCCAGGCGCCCTTGAAGAAGGTGCGGGAGTCTTGAAGGGACGCGACGCTGGTTTGGAGCGAGGCTAGCTGGCGGGAATGATCCTCCAGCCGGTCGAGGATGAGGTCGAGCCGGTCCTTACGCGGCATCGCCCCACTCCGGCTCGAAGGCGGCCAGAGCGTCGGGGTCGCCGATGCGATCGATCTGAGGCCCGACGACCTGAGGAACGTCGCGGAGCTTCTGGCGCCGCGCCGCCAGAGCGCGGGTATCGCCCCCGGTCTCCTGCGCGCGGAGCATCTCCTTGTCGGAGGCGTCGAGCCGGGCGTCACGCTCGGTGCGAATCTCGTCGAGGCGCTTCACGCGCGCCTTGGCCATGTCGACGAACACGCCACGCTCGTCAGCCGTCCACTGGTTGCGCCAGCGGCGGTCCTTGGGTAGCGGGAGGTCGTCGCCCACCACGACCGCGCCGCCGTGGCCTGCGAGGAAGTTCTCCGTGTCTCTCGTGATGAGCTTCGGGTCCGCGGTGGCGAAGATCATCACGGCTACAGAACCGTCAGCGCGTTTGAACGTCCGGTACATAGGGCGCACCTCCTTAGTAGGTGTCCAGGATAGCGATGTAGAAGCGTGCGGGGTCGAACAGCGCTGCAGCCGAGTAGTTGAAGAACGCGCATCGGGCCGACCCTGCTACCTGCGCGTGCAGCGTGTGAAAGGCGCGGGTCGCAGCCGTCGCGGTTGCGTCAGACAGGAGCGCAACCGGGGCGTTCGCACTCCGTGCCGCCGCCCGCCACGTCACCGTGATATCCCCCGCTGCGTTGTCGGTGAGGCTGGAAACGTTGTGGCTGTCGTCGATAGCCGGCGTGCCCGTCGTGATAGTCACCTGCGCCCAACCCCAGAAGCGCTGCCGGAACCCCAGATGCTGCCCCATGACGGAGCCGATGTTTCGTCTACGCATGGCTATCTCCCAATGCAGATGACGGTCGTGGGGTGGTAATCCGTAAGGGTATCCGCAGGGCTCCAAGTCGAAACCCGCACCGCGCCGGCCGCCTTGGCTGTCGCGGTGTTGTTCGTCCAGATTTGAGAGTGGTTGCCCGTCCCGGCCGACCCGACCACAGCGTAGGTCGCGTTGGAGAACGCCTTGGTGAACGTCACCGTGAAGTCGCCCGCCGAGTGGTCGGTGATGCTCGTGACATTGAATGACCGTGCGATCGCCGCCGCGCCGCTGTTGTCGATGTTGACCCACGCGCCTGGATAGAGGACCCTGTCTGCGCGCGTCTTGGTGGTCTCCCCAAGTGCGCCCCGAATCATTAGAGTGCCCCCACGGCCGTCGCGCTCACGATGGTCGAATCGATGCCGGTGTCGGACGTGTTGGCAGTCTCAATGGCCATGCCGCCGGTCGTGAGCCCGGTGGCGGACAGTGACGCCGCGGCAACCGTTGCAGCCGTCGTGCCGGTAGCGAGCCCACACACACCAACCGCAAACGTTGCGGCGCGGTAACCGTACGTGAAGTTGAGCGTCCAGATGCCGGCCGCCGTGTCAGTGATCGATGAGATGTTACGGGAGTCCAGGAGCGCGGGCGTACCACTCCCGTTGAAGGTCGCCCAGGACCACGCCAGCTGCTCGTGGCCTGGGGTTTGGGACGAAACAGCGCCTGGTTGACGGCGCATAGGGCTCCCCTTACGGCCTTACTTCGTTCACGTAACCGTGGATCATGATCAGGTTCGCCGAGCCAGCGAACGCGCGCATGACCGCGCCGTTCTGGAGAATGAGGCCGGGGATCACTTGGAAGAGTCCACTCTCCGGCGGGATCGTGACCTCGATCAAGTCATCTGGCGCGGTGGTGCCGCCGAACTCGATGGTCAGCTTGATCGCGGCGGTGTCGCTGTTGACGGCCCACGCCCAGATCTCGTCCCACGTGTTCGCGGTGGTGCCAGAGACGGCCGTGTGGATCGTGGTGCCGGCGGTTGCGGTGGCGACGACCTTGATCGCGCGCCCGTCCGTCGCGCCAGAGAAGTCGGCCTTGTTAAAGATACTCGGGCTTGCCATGTTGTGTTATCCTCCGAAGACTTGAACTGCGATGGGATTGAGACCGCTGCTGGGCGCCGCCCATGCCGGCACACCGCCCGATACCGTGAGCACTTCACCGCTGTTGCCGATCGCGCGCCGCTCGGGCGTGTTCGCGCTGGACGCATAGTAGATGTCGCCAGTCGTGGTGAGCGTATTCTTGCGCGTGTATTGGGTATGGTCGTCGTCCGCGAGCCCACCGAGCGTCCCGTGGTCCAACGCGGCGTTCAAGGACGCAAGCGACTGGGTGGTGATCGCGCTTGTTCCTGCCCCTTTCACGAATTCCCCGGACGCGATCGTGGCCACGCCCGTGCCACCATCCGCCACAGGGATGGGCGTTGTCTGGACGCCGACCGCGCCGCTCGAGTTGGTCTTGAGATATCCCGCGCCCAGATAGGAGAGCGTCAGAAGCGTGGAGACGGTGATGGAGACGACGGCGCCAATGGTGGCGGTCAGCACGTCGAGCGTGTCGGCCACCAGCGCCTTGAAGCGCCCGGTGTCGAAGCGCTGGCCCGGGAGGCCAACGTCGAGGCCCTCGTTGCGCTCCGGGATCAGGTTGTCCCGGAAGTGGTGCTTGTTCTGCGGGTCACCTTTATACTGAGGCATGTGGTCTCCTACTGCCCACGGGGGACAGGGGTAGGTTGGGCTACCGCCTGGACCTTCTTGGTCAGGTCAGCGAGGTCCTTGGCGTGCTGGTCAAGCGCCACGGTCAGCTTCATCACCGCCGCCGTCAGCTGGTCCATGCGGCTGGTTAGCCCGCCCCACGGGAGCAGTGTGGAGCCGCCTTGAGGATCGTGGTCGGCCAGCTTCGCCCACAGCAGGATCGCCAGCGCCCGCGCCTCCGCATCGGGCTCGAGGAGCTCCTCGCCGTGCGCCGTCACCTTCGCCACCCGGATCGCGTCTCCGGTGCGCGTGACGGTAATGAGAGTCTTCACTACGGCACCAGCTCAAAGGCGTCCACGTCGAGTGGGGTGACGACCACACTGGCGTTGGTCACCCGGAAGCCAACCGTCCAGACGCCTAGGGGATCACTTGCGGCGGTCTGGTGGCTGTAGGTATAGCGGCCGGTCTCCTGCTCGGTCATGTTCACGTGGTTGACCTGCACCGCGCCCAGCGGATCCCGGAGGAGGATCGTGGGCACGCTCGCTGACGAGAACAAGTCGTGCTCGTCGTCGGTCGAGTCGCGCAGCTCGATGCGGAAGAAGATCGCCGTCCCGGCCTTGAACTTCTTGATGGGCTTGGTGGCCATCCTATCCTCCCGTGACCTCGACGAGCGTCACCCGGTATTCCTCGCTCACGGACACGAGGGTGATGAAGCCCTGAGAGAACTGGGTCTCCGTGTTCGCGGCCGCGGTCGCGGGCGCCATGGTAAACGTGATGGTCTTCTCGTAGGTCGCCATTAGGGGTGGTAGGTCCCGAAGACCTCCTCCTTGATCGGCATGAAGCCGGTTGCGCTGCCCCCCGTGGCCGACAAGGTCACCGTGACGTTCACGATGTCCGTGCCCGCAACGACCTGGTCACCACCGTCGAAGTTGCCCTCCCCATACAGCGTGCCCGACGTGCCGCCCTTGGCGTTGGAGTCGGTCAAGAAGGCGCCAGCGAGCGTGCCCCCGGACGTGATCGTGAAGCTCGCCTTGGCCGCGGAGTTGTTCACCGCGCCGGCGGCCACTGTACCGGGCGTGAAGGACGGCCGCACGGTCTGGGAGTAGATGATCGACTCGGTCCACCCGCCGTGGCTGCTCATGGTGTCGGCCAGCGCGAACGTGGCGCCCGTGTTGATCAGGCCGACGTACCACGTGGGCGACGCGAGCCCGGTCTTGAACGTGGCGTCGAGGAGCTTGTTGAGCCCCGCCGTGGGGACGAGGTTATCGAACTCCGCCGTCCAGACGAGCTCCCCTTGGCGCCAGCACTCGACCTTCCAGTGGTTCTCGAGAATGACGTCAACGATTGGCATCTAGCTCACCCTCAGGAGGAATTCGGTCTCACGGCCCTCCGGGATCTGCTCCACCGGCCAGGCGCTCGAGGCATAGTGGACGATCGGCCCCTCGGGGCCCACGACGCCCTGGAGGGCGAACCAGCCGTGGAAGCCGACCGCCTTGAACAGGGGCTTCCAGGGCTCCAGATAGGGCCCAGGCGGGACGATCTCGTTGTCGCGGAACCAGCCGCCGCTCACCCACGGCTCGCCCTCCGCGCCGGGGTCATACGGGATGCCCAGCTTCCCGCACCACTTGCGCAGGTAGCGCGCGTCGCCGACCAGGAGGTCGACGGTGGGCGTGGGGCCGAGGACGTTGATGTTATACGCGCGTCGCAACTCGTCGAAGAAGAGCGCGTCTTGGTGGGGCCGGAAGGAGCGGCGGGTGCGCACGAGGGG